GGTGTACGACTCCGCGTGGGTGTACGACTCCGCGCGGGTGGGCGGCTCCGCGTGGGTGGGCGGCTCCGCGTGGGTGTACGGCTCCGCGCGGGTGGGCGGCTCCGCGTGGGTGTACGACTCCGCGCGGGTGGGCGGCTCCGCGTGGGTGGGCGGCTCCGCGCAGGTGTACGGCTCCGCGCGGGTGGGCCTGAACGCTCGCATCAAGAAAACCGCCGACTACATCACCTTTGGCCCAATCGGATCGCGGAATAGCACCCTGACGGCGTGGCGCGACGTGGGCGGAATCGGTGTCGATACGGGATGCTTTACCGGACTGCTTCATGAGTTCGAGAAGCGGGTTGCGGCACACCCGGACAAGGCGTGCAGGGACGAGTACGCCGCCGCGATCGCGCTGATCCGGCTCCGCGCTGCAGCGTGGGAGCCGATCACCGACGACGAGCGACCGGACAAGCCGACCGTTGCCGAATCACAGGAGGAAGCATGACCGACACCGTAACGCGCCGCACTACGTTCGCCTACGTCGGCGGCGACGAACATTTCGCCGTGCATGTGTGGCACGTCGACGGCGAGCGAGTCCACATCGACACCCCCGGGCAGGACGACATGGACCCTGAGACCGCCGAGGCGTTCGCCCGTCTGCTTGTGCTGGCGGCGGGGTATGCGAAGGGGATTGGGGGTGGGGCGTGAGACGCATTGATCTGGACGAACTTCAGCGTGTGCAACGGTGGGCAAAGGAAAAGGCCGAGGTTGCGGACGAGTTGGCGAACCGGCTTGATAAAGCCAACTACGTCGTGGTGACATGGACGACGCACAAGGAGTGGCGACACTGCTTGTGCGGGGCAAGTTCGGAATGCCGCGCGGTCATTCTTGCGACGCTCAAGGACGCGTGCGATGAAGCTCGTTCGTTCATCCGCACTCTCGATCGGCACGGCATCAAGCACAGCATCAAGTTGCCCAACGTCCGCGAACTGCGGAAGAAGTACGGAGGTGGGGCGTGATCGACATGCTCATCGTGCAGGACAAGATCGCGGCCGCTACCGGCAGAAACTCCTTGACGCCCTCTCCGCCCTCGACCAGGGGCAAGCGTGACAGACAGCCCGAGAAACATTCCATCAAAAGGAACACCATGACACAGTGCATCGGAAGAATCGGCGGTCTCACCGGCGACTGGTTCGCGGAGCTGGACTTCCGCGACGACAAGGAAGCCACCATCATCGAGCGGACCCCTACCGGAAGGTGCTGCGTCGCCACCGTTCAGATCGGCGAGACGATCCCAGAGGACGAGGACCACGACGAATCGCTCGACCCCGAGTGCGAGCAGAACAAGCGGCTGTGCAAGATCGTGTTCGCCCCGGAGGCGTGGCGGCTGCTCCAGTCGATCCGGCAGGTGATCGGCAACCGCAAGCCGCTGGACCGCGGCGACGCCCCGCTGTACCAGCACGAGCAGAGTGACGCCGGGCTGCTCGAAGAGATCGACCGCGTGCTCGAATGCCTCAACGTGCCGGGGAGGGGGGAGTGAAACACGGGCACCCACACATCTTCGGCGACTGCCGGTGCTTCTTCTGTGGGCACATCAACACGGTCCACACCTGTAACAACCGCAAGCGCGACAAGTGCCCGTGCGGGGCACGCCACTTCTTCCGCCGCGTCCGCCAGGGCGGGAGGGTGGTCGGCGAAGAAGAGGGCTGGCGGAAGAACGGGAAGGAGATCGTGCGGTGCTGAAGGGTCCGTTCAAGTGTGAGCCGACGACCTCGCGGGACGGCGGCACCGAATACCGGATTGCCGACCGCGACGACAACCGAATCGCCACGTGCTACGACCGATTCAACGCTCTGCCTGTGCTGAACGCGCTGAACGAGTGGTGGCACTACAAGCAGACCGCCAATCTTCGCAAGCGCGAGATGCTGGCGGACAACACGAAGGAGTGAGCATGGGCGAACTGACCCCGATGGACCTGAGAACGCTGGCGTCGCACCAGCACTACGACGCGCCGCTGCGACAAGCACTGCAATGGGCCGCCGACCGCATCGACTACCTCGAAGGCTTCATCGAGGCCTACGAGGCCGAGGAAGCACGCCGGCCAACGCCAAGCGACAACTCGACGAAGCAATGCGGCACGGCTGGAAACAAACTCTCACCGCCGCCAACGCGAAAGGGACATGATGACCTACGACACCGACAAGATCAACCGCCTCGTGGCCGAGAAGGTCATGGGGAAGAAAGTGCGCTGGCTGCAACCCGTTGAGCCAAAGACAACCATTGATCCTTCGGCCCCGCTCGGGTTCACCGACAACTTCGGCGGCTCCGAATGGTGTCAGCGAGACCGGGAGCGGTACGTCAACTGCTGGTGGGACGACGACGAAGGTGCGCCGTGCCCGGACTACACCGCCGACATGAACCACGCGGTGGAGGTGGTCGAGAAGATGCGGGAAAGGCTCGGACCGACGTGCTTCGGTCTCCTGTCGTCATCGGTTGATTACAAGGCCGTGTTCATCGTCAAGCCCGGAAGGAACCATGACGCATACGGACCAGCCCCCCTCGCCATCTGCCTCGCCGCGCTCAAGGCCGTCGGCGTGGATATCAGCGAACTATCAATCTGACTGATATTGATAGGAACGGACACGCCCACGCCAGCCAGCCAGCCAGCCCCCACCCAACAATGAGCCACGCCGATATCATCGCGCACCTCCGCACCGCCATCCTTCTCGGGTTCAAGGAAGAAGCGATTGCATTCTGCCGCGAACTGGAATCGTTCTTGAATCCACGGCCAGAGAACGGAGTTCTGCCGACGGCGCGGGTTCACCACATCATCGACGTGGTTGCCGCGGTATACGGAATCGACCTTGCCGAACTCTTCGGCATTGGCCGAACGCCGATGGTTGTGCGGGCACGCCGCGCGTGTACCATTCTGTGCCGCGAATGGACCAGGTGTTCATACCCCGAGATCGCGTGGGCCATGCACAGGAAAAGCCATTCCACGGTGATGGAGCACATGCGGCACGAGGAAGAAAAAGCCACGGACGAATACATCAAGGTGGAAAAGTGGCTTTCCGAACGGTTTTCAAGGAGAGCGTTTTGAGTTCGCCCACGATCTACTTGCTTACCGTCTCCGCCCCCGCCCGATGCCTGAGTCCCAACTCACGAGCACACTGGAGGTCCGTGTCGAAGGCCAAGAAGAAACTCCGCGGGCAGGCCGCGGTTATGAGCCGCGCGGCAAACGCCCCAGAACCCCTTGCTTCAGCCTCGTGCCGTGCCACGTTCTACGTCAAGTGCAGACGCCGCAGGGACGGCGACAACGCACTGGCAAGCCTCAAGGCCGCGTTTGACGGGTTGCAGGACGGCGGCCTTATCGCCGACGACTCCGGGCTGATCCACCACCCCGTCCGCTTCGTGGTGGACAAGGAAAAGGCGGGCACCGTGGAGCTGGAGATCACCGAGGCATGACGCCGGAACAAAAATTCGCACACTGCAAACTCTTCTTCGGTAGAGCGGACAGGCATCCGTCTTTCGAGTGGTGCCCAAACCGCATCATGGAAGAACGCGTCGCCTCAATCTACTTCGGCGGCGTTCTACTTCGAGACCGGGTTTGCCATGATTGTTCGTTCTGGGAAAAGACCATCTACCCGTTCGGATGGAAAGCAGCCGGTTGCGGAGCGGACTGATCAACTACTTCTTGTCAGCCGCCGCTTCCATCCGCGCCGTGCGCCGCGAGATGTCCTCCAGGTTGGCGTTGATGCTCGCCTGTTTTTCGCGGATCACGATCACGTCGCCCCTCAGCGCCGCGAGGTCCCCGCGGAAAAGCATCACGTCGTTGCGCAGGTCGTCGCGGAAGCCCTTGATGATCGCCCACGCGCCGCCGCCGAGCAGCCCGCACAGGGCGACCATCACGCCGAGAATCTTGATCATGTCGCCGATGGACATCCGCGCCGTCATCACGTTGGCCGGCTTCTCCGGCGAGAACGTCATGCGCTCGGACTTCGGAACCTGCCCGTTGTCCACGTCGTTTCCGTAGCACATGACAGCGGCCTCCTGTGTACTCATTTGGCGTTCTCCGCTTTGATCCTGTCACGCACCACCTTGCGAGCATCCCTGATCTGGGTTCTCACAATGTTGTATTCTCTTTCTCCGGGGTTGTCAAAGTTCAGGTTGAACCTCAGGATATTCTTCGCGGCGAGCTGCCCGGATTCTCGCGTGAACCGGGCGTACTGCTCCGCCGTCATCGGAATGGTTTTGCCGTCCCGCGTGTAGGTATCTTCCGGCGTGGTCAGGGAAATCACCCGGTCCTGCCTGGTCTGCTTCTCATTCCAGCGGTCAACCATCAAATCAAGCTGGTCGATCTTGTCCGGGACCGTTGACTTGCCGATATCCACCGGGAGCAGCATCCGCATCAGCGGCCCGAACGCGGGCCCGAAGTCGTTCGCCTTTGCGATTTCCCGGCCCCAGATGTCGTGCTTGGGCGGGAGGTTCCGCTGGGCCAGCGACGGTGCCGCCCCGTACAGAATCTTCTCCCCAAGCCCCTTGGCGAACCCGGAATCGCCGCGCGGACCAAGCGTTTCGGTTTCCCGAACCACAGGGTCAAACTCCCGCATCGTGGACCGGATCAGGTTGGGCACCCACGCACGCACGTAGTTGGCCACGTAGTTTTGGAATCCCAAATCTGACCGGCCCGACTTCATGTTGACGGCCATCTCGATCACGTCCGACAACCCGGTGAGGTAGGACTTGTCCATCGCAATCGTGAGCAGCCCGCTGCTGAGTTGCTTCACGCCGGCCCCGACGCCCTCGCCGGAAACCGCCTTGCCCATCGCGTGAACCACGTCGATGTTCAGCGCCAGCGCCGAGGCAAACGGCTCCAGCCGCTCGTAGGATACGTACCGATCCCCGATCCGGACCGCATAGGGCAGGATACCAAGCCGCCGCCATCGGTCCCGCTCGGACGGCTCGGACGGCATCCGCCCCGTCAGCGGCGGGAACTCGTCGTCGCCGCCCATGATGATCGCGGCGAGCGCCAACTGAACGCCCCATGCGATGGTGTTCCGGGCGATGTCATCGACCTTCATCTTCCCGGTGTACCGCTGGTAGCCGGGCGTGCCCGGCGGCAGCGAAGCGCGGAACATGCGGCTCGCGGCCCGCGGCGTCGCGCCGAGCGGCGTGGACAGCAAAACCGAACGGATGATGTTCGCCGGGGTGGTGATGAACGGGATAATCGGCTGAACAACCAGAGCGGCGAGCGGCGGCCCGATGTTGGGGATTTCCCACACCTTGTTGCGGAACGTCATCATCGCGTTGGCAACGGCGCCAACGACTCCGCCGAGTTCTTTTACGGGGGTCTTGAATGCGATCCGCCTTGCCTCGGTCAGCGCCTCCATCCACACCGGATGAGCCGCGTCCTCCATGATGTCGTCGATCCTGGCCGTCGCCGCGTCGCCGACAAGCCCCTCGTTGCGGGCGATGCGGTGGGCCAGCATCGACGCCGTAACGGTGGTGATCCACCCCACGTTGGCCTCGTCCGCGGCGGCCATGAGACGCTGGGGCGACCGGATCACGCGGCCCGCCGCGCCGCCGATTGCTGGCGCGTTCGCGTACGCCTGATCGTCGCCGCCCTTTTTCTCACGGCTGACGCCAGCCGCGTCTTCGATCTCGGTCTCAAGCGAAAGCGTCTCGGTGTACCAGGTCTGCATGAACCCGATTTTGGCGCGGGCGAACGCCTTGCTTGCGGCGCTGAAAATGCCCTTGAGGTCCCTGAACTCAATAGAGTTCTCATCAAGCGGCTTGCCGCCAAAGAGTTTGGCGGATTCGTTGACCGCGGCCCGGAGCGAGTTCATCACGAAGACTTCGTGCCACGCGTTGAAGTTGGTTGACGTGAAGTTGACAGACTGGGTTTTCGGGGCCGACAGAACCGCGTTGCGCCACCACTCGGAGAGTTTGTCCCACACCGTTGCGCCGGAGTTGACCTGCGCAATGCGCATCCCTTCAAGCACCGCGCGGCGCGGGAACACGCGCTGATTGCCTTTGGCACCGGTCGAATCAGACCACGGTGTTGCGGTGCTGGTTCCCTTGAGAAGTTGCTGGAACTCCGCGTGCGTGAGACGCCGCCCGTCGGGGAGTTGGATCAAGCTCTGCGCCCCGATTGTGAAAGCCGGGATGTCCGAACCCTCATAAGTCTTGTCCAGACCGGGGAGTTGGAGCAAGCTCTGCGCCCCGATTGTGAAAGCCGGGATGTCCGAACCTTCAAGCGTCGGCGGATCGGGTCCGCCCTTGACAGTGAGCGCCCCGGCGTTTTCGCTGCCCCCCAGGTCCTGCTGCCCCGGCATATTGAGGAACTTCGGTGCGGACACACCGCGGACGCCCGGACCACCACCGCCCGGACCACCACCGCCAGGCACTCCGGGCTTCGGCTCCGGCGTCACAACCTTGATCTTCTCCGCATCAATCTTCTGGCCGCTGGCCCAGTTGAGAATCTGCTGGGACAGCGCGGCCTCGCGCTCCGACATCTCGTGCCGCTGGCGACGCAGCCGGTCGCTCTCGGCCTTCGCTTCTTTAGACTTTTTCTCCAGTTCCGCGGCCCGCTTTTCCAGTTCGGCCCGCTGCTTGGCCACGTCCGCCGCCTCACCCTTGAGTTCGGCAATCTGTCCCTGCGCCGCGATGAGTTTTTGCTCGGAGTCGTTCAGCGCCGCGGTCGCTTCAAATATTTTCTTGGATAGCGCCTCGCGCTCTTTCTGCGCCATCGCCCGCGCCGCTTCCATCGCGGCCTCGGACTCCTTCGACACCTTCTCGGCGACTTCAAGTTTTTCGATCAGTCCGGCCTGCGAGATTGCTTCCCTGGTCTTTCGGATGCGGGCCTCTTCCGCGGCCTTGATTTTCTCCAGCCGCGTCTTGGCCTTCCGAACCTCGTCGGTGTTCGACGCGGTATCGCGGATGGTTTTCTCCAGCGATTCGATTTCCAGTTGGACCCTGTGCGGCGGGTCGAAGATCATCCGCCCCAGGCTGTTCATCATCCGCCGCGACCACGAGCGCACCGGGTCGTACCGCGCCGCCAGTTCGCGGCCAGCGACCGTGCCCTGCCTGCGGGCCAGATCGTGAACACGGATCGCTTCCTGAAGCGACGCCTCATCGGTGGACACAACGGCCTTCGTCACCGCGTTGTTCGCCAGAACCTTCATCGCGTACACGTCGTCGATGGATTCGGTCCCGGTTGCAACCGACTTCTCAACCCGCCGCAGCAGCGCGGACTGATCCGACGCAAGAGCCCTGATCTTCGCGTCGTCGCGGGCGTATTGGTCGGTCACGTCGCCGCGGAACTCGTCGAGGGCGTCGATGAGTTTGCGGGACTGTTCCGACAGCCCCCAGTTTGCCAGGTCGGGGCGTCCGATGTTCGGCTCTTTGGCCTTCGCCTCGACCTCTTTGCGGGTGGGCGAGAACATCGGCGATCCGCCACCAGTCTGCGTCGGCGCAGCGGCCCCAGCATCTCGCCGCGCGGCGGCGGACTCGACAGTACGGAGCAGTTCGCGGGCCACCGGGGACGACATGCCGACGCGGGCCACAAGACGGCGTAGTGCGTCGATCAGTTTTTCCCAGAACGAGGCCGATTCGCCCGCCAGCTTGGACCAGAAGCCCGCCGCGTTCGCGTTGTCGCCCAGCAGTTCGGCCATCGCCTCGGACAGTTCCGACGATTCGGCAAGCGGCCCGACATCGGACGCGGAGCGCCGATCACGGTACCGCCGCAGCGCCGCCGCCAGTTGACCGGGGGCCACCCGCTCAAGGGTTTCCGCAAGTCGCCGGAACTCGGCGGGGTTCGACCGCTCGAAGTCGTGCATCCATTCGTGGGTCAGCAGTTTGCGGACATTCTTCTCCGTCTGCCCGGATTCCATGACGACAACCGATGGGTTCTCGGGGTCAAACACGCCCTCGAACCGCACGTTGCCGCGGAAGAACACGGGCTCGATCCCGAGCCGCTTGGCCACCGCGACAGCCTGACGGTCTCCCCGCGTGATCGGGCCGGTCACAACAAACGACTCGCCGGGCCTGAGACCGGCTTGAATCTTTGCGACCACGTTGGAAGCGGCGGAGGCCGGCGCGGGACTCGGGAGCGTCTCCGTCCGGGATTTCGGGCTGATGGGCAGATCATCGGTGATCGAAGTTTCGCCGGTCGTCGATGGCTCCACCGCCGCGCCGGTCCCCACGCCAATGCTTCCCTCGTCCACGTAGACCCGCTCGACCCCGACAAGCGGGATAGTTTTCTTCGGGCCGACCAGCACTCGCTGCCCGTTTCGGTCCGCGACGCTGTGGGCAACCCCCGAGATAGTAAACTCGCTCCCGACCGGGAGCGACGCCGGGTTCGTGATCGTCAGAACCCGGTCCGCCGGCCCGTTCTCTTGCTGAAGGTCGAGTTGGTACGCCAACATCGCGGCCTGCCCGCCAGCGCCGCCGCCGCGGGCAACCTCAAGCGCCCGGCGTCGCCGCCCCGCGCGGCCCGAACGACGCATTTCCGCAGAGGCCAAGGCCCTTGACTCATCGCCGGAAAAGGCGTCGGTCAAGATGTCTTCTCCCATGCCAAGATCGGCCACGGACTGAGCCTGACGTCCCTGCTGCTGCTGAAGGAGGATTTCCGGGTCAAGGGCCTGCTGCTCCGCTTCGACCACCGCCCCCGCTTCGGCCTCAATCCGGTCCATCATGGACTTTTTCGAGTACTCGCCGCGATTGGGTTTTACGATCTGGAACGCCTCTTGCGGCGGCTGCTCTGGAACTGGTGGGGCGACAGCAGCGGGAGGTTCTGAGACATCATGCGCTCGGTCAGGCGGCGGTTGATCTGGAACTGGTGGGGCGACAGCAGCGGGAGGTTCTGAGACATCATGCGCTCGGTCAGGCGGCGGTTGATCAACCGCCACAGGTTGATCGCGCTGGACGCTTCCATCGGCACCGTCACCGGGCTGCCCGTCAGCGATACCAGTTGCCTCTGTCCGTCCGGGAGGTTCTTGATTCGGAACATTGAACGACGTTCCTTTCGGGCTGGATGCGGCGATTTTCTGGAGTTCTGAAACCAGTTGGGCAAGACCCGGCGTGTCAGGCGACACGCGGCCCGAATCCAGCGACTCCTGGATTGCTGCCAACCGATCCCGAGCGAACGAAGCCGGATCAGATACATCCGATCCGTCGGGGGTTTGTCCTGGTTGTGGGACGGGATTTGATGTTCCACGTGGAACATTTGGCGGCGGCGGTTGAACGGGAGGCTGTTTTACGGGCGGCGGTTGAACGGGAGGCTGTTTTACGGGCGGTGCGCCGGGACGCACCGATCCAAGCCCGCCGCCCGCGATGGCGCCCAGAACGCCTGACTCGGCCAGTCGCCGCCCAAGCGCCCGCCAATCGGCCTCCTGACCCGACACGCCCAAGTGGATCAGGTCCTGAGTCAACTGCTGGGCAGCCTCGGTTGAACCCTCGGCGAACGCCCCGCGCATCAGGCCAAGCAGCCGACGCCGCACGCCGGGCGACTTGGCGACGAACTCCCCGGCGGGGACGGATTCGAGCATGGCCGACAGCGGGGCATAAAGCACCGCCTCGGTGGACGCGAGCCGCCGGGCTTCCTGATCCGGCATCCCCGACTGGATGTATGACTGGTACCCCTCGTCAAATGCGTTGGTGGCTTCCAGTGCGGTTCCGACCCCGGTGGCGGCACCGACACCGAGCGCCCTGGCCCCGGCCAGCCCGGCCCTTCCAGCGGCCCCGGCGATGCCGATGCCGGGTGCCATTGTCGCGCCCAGTTGAACAGCCGTCTCGGGCAGCCGCGACGCATAGAAACGCGGGTCGAGCATCCCCGCGCCTTGAGCGGCCATTGAGGGTTGGATACCCGCTTCAGGCACCACAGACTCAATCGCCTCGCCGACCGCCCGCCCCCCGGCAACAAGGTTCGACGAGCCCAGAAAACCCATCCGCTCGCCGATGGTTCCCGCCAGCACGGGCAGATCGGACGTGAGCGATTTGGTCACCCCGGTCACGCCGCGGGCCAGCGACCGACCAACCTCGCCTATGTACCCCACCGTCCCAACCACATCGTTTGGTGCCGGCTCGACGGGAATCCCGCGCCGCTTGCCGAGTTCCTGCGACGCGGCGAACTTCCGCATCTCGAACGCCTCGGGCGGTTCGCCCGGCATCAGCTTCATCCGGGCGTCGAGGAACGACCGGATTTTGCTCATCTCGGCCCGCTGCGACTCGCCGATGCGCCGCGCGACCTCGCCCTTCCACGCGGAAAGGGCCTGGGTTCGCAGCCCGTCCTCGTCGATGACCGGAGCCGCCGGCGTGCCGACACGGACAACGCCGCGACGACCGGGCCCGTCCACGTCCAAATACTCGTTTGCCGTCGCGGACGCCTGAATGTCCGCGCGCTTGGATTTCACAAAGTCAGAGACGAACGCCTCGCGCTCTTTCGCCAGTTCCTCACGGCGGCGAGCAACAGCCTGAGCCCTTGCGATTTCCTGATCGCTCGGACGTGGCGATGTCGCAAGGGATGGAACAAAGGTGGACGCCATGAAGATCAGTCAGCAACATAATCGTACACGTAGTAGACCTCGTAGTTCCCGGTCATGCTGCCGCTCTTGGTCGCGGTCATGATCATCGCGTACCCGGCCTCGACCTCGACGTTGGTATCCGCCAGCGTGAGCGCCTGCGCCGCGCCGACCACGCTCATCTGAGCCAGCGTTACCGTGCCCGACGCGTACGCGCTGGCCGTCGTCGCGTTGCCCAGCGTAAAGGCTACGCTGGTGCCCACGGCCCACGCCTTCGTGCAGACGATGTAGACCGCGCGCAGCCTGATCTTCTGCGGGGAGTACCCGACAACGCACGTCGAGGTGGTGTTGGTCACGTCGCTCGACGCGTCGTAGGTGGACGCGGACTTGCCCTCGCGGCGCTGGCCGTCGCGGTCAAGATCGGAATAGTCAACCGATGCCATGTGTCACGCTCTCTTTCATTGAGGCGCTGTATATTCCTGATACAGCGCGTCGATGTCTGTGCCGAACTCGTCTACCTCATCAACGGATTCAATCGGCTCGACCGGCGGTGCTCCGGCCCCCATCGCCGGAGCCGTTCCAGCCATCGGCGAGAGTGCTTGGAGTTGTCTTTCCAGGCTCTTGATCCGGGCCTTGACCTGATCTTTGGTGAACGACATCTCGTTCCCGGTCTGGAAGTTGGGAACAATGTAGTCGCCACTTTCACCGGGACGCAGCGACCGCCACATCTCCAGTTCCCCCTCGATTTTGGCCCGCTGCCCGAAAATCGCGGCCGTCATGTTCGGATCGCGCTGATTGGTGCCCGGCAACCCCTCGGCCCGGTGAATACTCGCCAGCACCGCGCTCGGCATCGCGTTCGCGCTAGTCCCAAACACAAGCCGGTCCTTTGTGTTCTGCAACTCGATGAGCCGCGAATATTGGCGGTGGTAGTTGGCCGAATCTTTCGGATGCAGGCCGCTCTCCAGATCGTCCTGAATCACGCGAATTTCGCGGTCAATCTTTTCCAGTTGCGAGCGGCCATAAACGTCTTTTTCGCGCTGCTTGATCGTGTTGATGTGCTCCTGCGCCATCAACTTCTGCATAAACGGAGACGCCCGAGCAAACTGAACGGCGCGCGGGTCATCGACAGCCACCGATTCAGCGCCGACGGGCGGACCCATGCCGCCGGACTGCATTCGCGTCATCTCGTCGGATTCGGTCCTCTGCCCAAGCAGATCGGAAAAAAGCGCCTGCGCCGCCTCCTGTTCCTGTCTGATCGCCTGATCCCGCTCAAAGCGGTTCAGCACATCAACGCCCTGCCGGTAAGTGTCGTTCTCAATCAGTCTGTCCAGTTCGCTCTGCCGGAGTTGGTTGGCAATCTGCTGCTGCTGCTGCTGCGCCTCAAACTGCATCAGGTCGAACGCTTGACGCGCCTGTTCAATGGCGCGTTGCTGCTGCATCTGCTTGATGCGCAGGGCGGTGTCCATCCCCTGAGAGAGGTTCTGGGCGAACAGTTGGGAGGGCATCGTGGACACTACTCAAACAACCCTTTCAAGAGGCCGTACCCGGCCAGCTGGCCGCCGAAAGACGACAGCATGTTGCCGGCGTTCTGCGCGAACGCGCTCCCCGCGTTGGGATTCCCGCCCGCCACGCCGATCTTGGTCGGAACCTGGCCAAAGATCGCCGAAGGCTGAGCGAGGTTCTGGCGCAGCCGCGTCGGTTGCTGGGCCAGATCGAGCAGCGACGAGAAGTACAGTTCCGGGGTCCGGTCGGTGAGAAGCCCAAGCCTCTGCCTCGACACGTCGCCTGCGTTCTGTTGAGACAACTGAGCACGCAACGCCGCAAGGTTCGACAACTGCCCAGCCTGGGCGTTCTCGATGTTGGCAAGAGCGCCGAGTTTGGCCCCGAGCACATTGGGAAGAACCTGATTCGTCACGTCGTTCATCAGCCCGGTCGTCGTCCCGAACCCGCGAGATGCGTACTGCCGGGCCAGCGCCGCCGACTGGTTCTTGATGTCCGCGGCCGACTTCGCCTCAACCGAGCCCCTGGCGCTGTTGAAGTTCTGCCTGATCCGCTCGGTATCCTGATCCAGTCGATCAAGCCCGGTGTTGTAGTTCCGCTCCAGAGCGGCAAGGGCGTCCGTGCCCCCGCCCTGCATCCCTGCAAGCCGCTGGTTGGCGAGTTGCGAGAACATCGGGAACAGGCTTTCAAGGTCTTGAATACCCCGGCCAGCCTGCTGGAGCGCGAAGTACCGCTGCTGCTCGGTGCCCGAGAGGTTCGACGTGGTAGACGGTTTCTTCCCGGTGTTCTCGTAAAACGGGTTGAAACCGAACATCTCTTCGATGCCCAGCCCCTCGACGAACGGCGCGATGCCCTGCGTTTCCTGCCCGTCACGCCGGAACCGGTAGCCGCCCGCAAGTTGACCGCGCGCGTCCGCCGCGTTGTATTTCTGCTTGTTGCCGCCGCCGCCGATGAGAGCGCCGCCGAGGCCCAGTGCCCCGCCCAACGCCGCCCCACCAAATCCTCCGAACATGGACATGATTCACCCCTTTGTCAGAATGCCACGGTCGGTCAGATCATTGATGAGCGCACGCAAGAGTTGGTTGGCGGTTGTCGCCGTTGCGGAACCGTCGGCCGGGACCGCCCGGAGCCGCGTTCCGGTCAAACCCGTGTACCCTGCGGTCTGCGAGTTCTGGACCTGCGTTGCCAGACGCGAACGCCGCGGGGTCGTCGCTCGGATTGTGCGTGGGATCGGCATCAGTGCGCTCCAGAAAGAGAATACCCGCTGTCAATCAAAGCACGCACCTGTTCGACGGACCAGTGCTTGGTGCTGTCGCCGATGCGCATTCCCACCGCGCCGCCGCGAATCCTACGGTCGATCCTCGGCGGGATTGTAAGCGGAGCAACCGCCGCCGAAGGGCCGTTGACCCGCACCAAATGCCGGAAAAGCGCGGAGTCCAGCGTGTCGGCACCCAGCGCTGAGCGGAGTTGAATCGTCAGCCGCTCGGCGGTCGATCCCGGCTTGATGATCGTCTCATTCAAGCCCAGCTCCGTCTCGCCGTTGGCGGTCAGCGGGGTCAGGTCCATGTAGGAGTCCATCGCCACCCCGTCGTCGTTCTCCGCGTCGGGGTCGAACTGCCTGATGTACCCGTCCGCTCCGCCGATCAGCATGACGTTCTCGACTCCGGACTGGTACCCGCAAATCGCGCGGGGGTACTGCATCGCCGGGAACTCGTCGTACCACGGGGTCTGCGAGCCGTCCCACCACAGGCTTTTGATCGGAGCGGTGTCGGTCGTTGGGACCGTCCGCGGGATCAGCCAGACGCGCAGGCCCCGGAACCGGCTGGAATAGAACAGCACCGCGTCGGTGGTGTCCCAGTCCACGTCGGCGAAGAACTCGTCGATCCGCGTTTCGGAAAGAGCCTGGGGTTGCGAAGAACCTGGCTCAATCATGTACAGCCCGGACCGGTCCACAAAGTAGAACGCTCCCCGCTCGTCAACCGCCGTGGCCCGAGCGCCGACGATCCCCACCCGGTCGGTGATCCCGTCCAGAACGCCGCCCAGGGCCGGGTCGCCGCGCATGACGATGAGCGAGTCAACGAGCCCCATAATGAGGTTGTCGTCATCGAACCCGGCCATGCAGGTGATCGGTCCGGGCGGGAGCCCGGTGCCGGAGTTGTCGCCGGCGACCGCTTGGCGTCCGTCGGGCGTCGCCGTGTAGTCCCAGTCATCCGCGTCCGAGGCCCGTCCCATGTACCAGTTGTCGGGATTGGTGGAAACCCCCCACAGCGTGATCCGGTTGCGCCAGATCGTCCCGAACCGAGCCTTCTGCGTTGCGTCGGTTGCGCCAGCGGGGAGCGTTCCGGGGGCCGCCGCCCACGCTTGGAGCGTCGCCGATGTCCCGCTGACCAGCACGCGCTTGTAGGCGTCGCCGTCGGTCCATGCGGTGCCCTTGAGCAGGTAGATGTACGACTTCCCACCGGTCGCCGTGGGGCCGAGTCCGGCAAAAGCAAACACCGACGCATCAGCGCCGACCACCGCCGAGCCATTGGTTGCCGCCTCAAACCCGGATTCGTCGCCGTGGCACACATCGCCGCCGCTGACGGCGACAACCCTGGGGAACGACGACGGCTCCGCTACGTTGATGTTCAGCACCTCAAACTTGTCAATCGAAGCAATCGCGGCCCTGGCGCCGGCCCCGACGTTCATAAACGCGAAGCCGTATTTCAATGAGGTCATGTCAACCGGGGTGGTGCCGGAGCCGTCGCCCTTTGCCGAAATATCGGGCCAGATGATCCACGAAAGGCCGTTGAGCAGCAGCTCCACCCGCTTGCCGGAGACACGAAGTTCAAGAACGTACTGCGTATTGGTTTGCAGCGTGGTAGACGGTGGGCTGCCCGACGGCGTGCTACCGTAGTTGCCGCTATTAATAAAAGAAGGCTTTGCTGTTTCAGGAATCCCAGATTGATTGTACACATATCCGTCAGCCCATATTTTTCCGACAGAAGACGCTCCGGTATTGTTGAATCCTTGCTGAACAACAGCATTTCCATCTGGACCAATAGAAAGCATTGTCCAGAACGCGCTGTCGCGGTTTCCGGCGGCAATGTCAGTGGGGTCGCCGCGACAGAAAAATCCGATGTACGCTTCTTTTGAAGCAAACCCGGAAGACGTTGTAAACGTGAGCCGGAGGGAGTAGTTTTCTGTCGGTTCAGTGATCCCGTTGGGCAGAAAGTAGCACAGACTCGCCTGGCCCGTCCCGGACGAGGTATCCGCGCTCTGCGCGTCCACGCACTTGTTGGACAAAACCTTCGCGGCATCGCCGGACGAATACACCGCGTTCCACGAAAAATCAAGAATCGTCGCAAAGGACGAGGCATCAAATGCGGGGCACACCGCAACCTTGTTCCCGCTCACGTTGTAATCGCTGCCCGACGTTCCGTCGAAACTCCCCAGTTCGCCCGTCGTCGTGTCGGCGCGCACGAAGGTGTCCGTCGCCACGCTCGAACCCAGCGACGACGTGCCGGTGTTCTCAACCACCTGGATCGACGCGAGGGCCTGGAACGGGTTGTCGCCGCACGGCTGATCGTCCACGAACTTCGACGTGCCAGACCGCCGCGCCATGCGCAGAGCGCCGCCCGCCCGCCAGTCGCGGTTGCGGGCGTTTTTTAGGCCGCGCGATGTTCCTTCGGGCTGGCTCTCGCGCCCGGAACTCGTGTTCCACCCCTTGACGGGGAGCGGGAGCGTGACCTTCTCCATCGGCACCGTGGGCCCCCGTTTTTAGTAGCGGATCAACGCGCCGTTCGAGTCGGTCTCGGTAAAGGCGTTGGTCGGCTTCACGTTGGTCCGGTACAGGAACTGCCCGCCGTAGATGATGATCTGGTCCGTCACCTGGATCGTGCAGCCCACCGCCACATTCACGCAGTCGTTCGGACGAAGCCCCAGTCCGCTGAGGTTCCACCGGTACCGACTGACCAACGTGTTGGACACCGTTTGTGGGTTGGTCTGCGCCGAAGTCAGCGTCACCGTCGTTGCGGAACCGGCAATCGACGCCGTATCCACGGCGGTACCGACGCGTCCGTACTTGAATGTATCGACCTCGATGGTGCTGGTGCCGGTGCCAGCCCCGCTGCTCGCGTCAACGCTGAACGCGTAGAGTTCAAGATAGAACTCGTCGCTGCGGATGTCCGCGCTGCTTGAGTTGTACGCCGTGGAGTTGTCGTAGTCGGCGGGCAGGGCAAGCGAGAACACGATGAAGTCTGCGCTGGCGTCCAGCACGTTGTACGCGACGCCGTTCTGCTGAGCTGGCGGGGAACCGTTGTTCGGTCGAGTGCAGATTTGCAGCGGGATCGACGCGAGATACCCGCGTCCCACGTTGTCGCCGTCGAGGATTTGACGCTTGAAGTCGCGTGCGTCGAGATTTCCACCCTGATTCATCATGACTTGCTCCGGTTCTTCTTAGTTGACCAGCACGCCGTTCACGCTCACGTCCGTCACTCGGTCCCACGGGTACCCGTTCCATCCGCCCATTGTACGGCTCAATTTGCCGCCGTTACGGGCCTTCGACCGATCATCGTTGCGGATCGCGTCCGCCCGCGCCCGCTCGTACTCTTCCATCAGCACCGGGCGGCGTTCCGGCGAAGCCTCATTCGCAGCCTCAAGCATCACCGCCGCTTCGATCATCCGGTTGAACTCGCTGCCCGCGATGAACTGGTCGCTCGCGTCCCGCATGGCCTCGGGCTCCGCCCGGACCGCCACGAGCACCGTGACATCGCGCGAAGGTGTCGGGTAGAACGCGGCCTTCCACATCGCGGGCTGGGACGGGTCGTTTTTCTGGTCCCGGTAGAACGTGACGTACACCGGGTCCCCGGTCTGGTTCGCCCCGTCGCCGGCCCGAAGCCGCTCAATCACGTCCGGCGTCACGACCAGCGCCTCTCGCATCGGGCCGGGGGTCTGGAACGTCACGGGCCCGAGGATGTGCCCCAGGAAAAACCACGGCATGTCGTACTCGTACTCGTCCGCTTCCAGATCGAGGGCCACAACCTGCCGGAGCCAGTTCCAATCCGGCTTCGCGGAGACCGCGCGGGCCAACCCGCGGCGCACGACACGCACCGCCTTGTCGTGCTGCTCGGGGAAGTTGACCGGGTCGGGGTAGGTCAGCCGTCCGTGCTCGTCGTTGAACTGATCGCCCATGACGCGCGCCGCCACCGCCAGCATTTCGCCGTAGGTGATGGACATGCCCGAGTTGGACGTGTACTGGGTCAAATACGGAGCGCCAGTGACAAACCGACGCCCCGGCGGTGGTGTTCAGATCAGATCGCCGAAGCCAGCTTCGCCTGGCGGCAGCGCATGTAGTCCACGAGCATCGTCTGGGTGCCGGTGGCCGAACCGGACTTGACGAGAAGAGTCAAGAACATCAGGGCGTTGGGGATTTTCAGTTCATCGCCGGACGCCGCGTTGCCAGCGGTACCGATCAGCGTGTCGTTGACGAAGAAGAACACCCGGCCGCCGCCGCCCGAGGTGATCGGCATTCCGTTGTAGAGAATGCCGATCTTGTAGTTGGTGGCCGAAGCAAACGCCGTGGTCGTCGTGACCAGCGCCTGCGCCGTGGTGCGGCTGATGCCGGTCCGGAAGAACATCGAACCGTCCACCTTGTAGATCGCAGCCATGTCGATGCTGGCCGCGGGGCCCGCACCGTTGTCCTGCAAGGTGGTGTTGGTCGTTCCTGCTTTGTCCTGGAACCCGATGAGGAAGTTGGCCGCGTTGGTGTCAACCTCGGTAAGTTGGAACCTAGCCTCGAAGTAGCACGCGGCTCCGGTGGCGAACTGCCAGCAGGTCTGCGTGGTCTTGGTCCCGCCCGGCGAGTTGTCGGTCGTTGCCGCGGCGGAGCAGGAGATAACGCCGTTCTGGGCGTTCGTTCCAGCGGTGGTGTTGACGATGGTCGTCAGACCCTCGCCGGTCGTGACGTACGAGTAGAAGTCGTTGTTGTACTCGAAGTGGTATTTCTGGAACTCTTCGTTGGAAACCGTCGGCTTGCCAACACCCACGACGGGGCCGCTGGTGGTCGAGCGGTCAACCGTGGTCGTCACCCGCAGAAGCGGATTGGTGAACACGGCTCCGCGGAACAGGAACCACGAGCCGGGCATCGCTCCCAGCAGATCGCCGGCGGTCACGGACTGGTTCGTGACAGCGGTAACGCCGCCCTGATCGGAGCCAACGATAATAGGAACGTCCGCCTGGCCGTTGGAGTCGAGAATCACCTCGCGTTCGGTGAACCCCGCGAAGTTCTCGTAGTTTGAGATCGAGCACTGCTCGACGTCGTACTCACGGGTGTTCGCGGTGGTCGAAACCACGTCGCCGGCGCTCATCGCGGTGGTCCCGCCGGGGATCGAACCGGCGGTTTCGGTCGCGGTGACGCGGTAGAAGCACGCCGCCCCCCTGGGAACAGTCGCGCCAGCCGTACCGTTCAGACGAACGGGCCGCGAAACCCGCTCAAAGTTGTATGCAGCAGTGAGTGTCATGGATGGTTCTCCTTCGGGTCAGGTTCAGGTGTTGGAGGCGAGTTGCAGGTGGCCGACGAACCCGCAGGTGCGCAGGTCCTTCGGGCACAACTGGCCCGACGAGTCGATGAAGTACAGAACGCCGTCGTGGTTCTTGGGGTTGGGCTTCGCACCGGTCTCGGTCATCCAGCGGCCGGGAAGGTGCATCCAGTCCCACGCGTCCTTGCGAACGCCGACGATGGGCTTGGCGATAGTCCGGTAGAAGTCCGTGTCGGACGAGTCCACGGGGTCCAGCGCGGGCATCCACGAAATCGGGTTGTTGAACATGTACATCGTCCCGTTGACGACGGTGGACACGTCCTTCCCGTAGTTCTGGTTCTTGGAGTCGATCAGCGAACGCAGGGCCAGGAACGGCTCCAGCGGGAACCACAGCTCGAAGTTCCCGTCGTGAGGCTCCATGCCGGAGCCAATCGGCGGCGGGGTGAACTTGGTGAGCGTCAGCGCCCGGTGGATGGACTTGACGAAGGGCTCGCCGACCGTCTCGGGGCGGATGAACGTGTAGTTCTTGAGCCGACCGTTGCCCGCCGTCGAGCGGTTCTGCCCGCCGATGGTGGTGAACTGATTGGTCGCGCCGCCGCCGGAAGTCTGGTTGCGGTACCGGCCCGTCGAGCCGTTGAACCCGTCGGTGTACGACCCCGCGGGGCCGCAGCACAGCCAGTTCAAGTAGCCCCAGCAGGTTAGTTCCTGATCGGAGGGCGACAGCGGGCCGAGCAGACCGCGGTCCTGGTAGTAGTTGTACACCGACTCGTAGGACTGCGTGCGGCGCTCCGGCAGAAGCCGGTAGACCACGCCGCGCTTGTTCATTTCGAGTTCCTTCTTGTCGAACCCGAAGTTCGCGTCGGAGAACTTCATCAGTTCGGCCATCGTCACCGTCTTGTCAACGATGTTGACCGAATCGGTCGCATGGAACCCGACCGAGCGGGCCGAACCGTCCTCGTCGTAACGGACCGCCCAGGTCACGCTCTTGCCGCCCTCCCACGGGGTCGCGGCCTTCTTCAGCGCGTTGACCACACCGTAGTTCTGGTACTTGTACGTCTCGATCGGCTGCGCGTTATTGCGCACCACGGTGATGAGCGCGTTACCCAGACCGACCAAATCTGACTGTGGAATGCCTGCGGACATTTGACAACCCTTTGTTCAACGACCGACGGCTCACACGCCGCTTTCGCGGAGGAACCTGTCGATCTGAGCATCTGTTTCAGCCGCCTCGACCGCCGAGAGCGTCATGTTCCCACGCCGGACCATCTGCGGGGTCGTCGTACCGTTGCGCGACGCCGTGGTGGGAACTGTTCTGCGAGACCTTGCAACCTCGTGAGAGCGCGAGAGTTCCTGCCGGGCGCGGCTCATGGCCGTGTCGTCGCCCGCGACCGCGCGGAACGCGCGACCGATCAGGGCCTTGACATCGGGTTGCACGCCGCGCGACTTCTGCGCCGCCCACAAATCCTGGAACGTCAGAATGAACTCCTGACGGGCCTGCTGCTGTTCTTTGGTCAGCGAGGCGAACGGAACGTCCGCCTTGCCGAGAATCGACTCGTTTTCGCCGATGATCCGCGTCGCCTCCGCGTGCGCGAGCCTGTCCGTCTCGCGCCGCTCGGCCTCTTCGCGGGTCTGCTGCTGCGCCCTTGCGGCCTCCAGCGCCGGGGCCGCCTTCATCTCGGCAACCTTTTCGATGATCGAGTAGTGCTTGGCCGCGTCTTCCGCGCTCAGGCCCATGTCGTCCTGCAACTGCTTGATCACCGCATCACGCTGCTCGTCCGCCGAAGGCGACTTCGGGGCCGCGGGTTCCTGCGGCTTGCCGGTCCGTTCGGCCAGCATCCGCATCAGTTCCGCGTTCTGGTCCAACAGCCGTTGCACCACGTCGTTCTGGGGCCGCTGGGCCGCCGGCTCATTCCGCGGTTCGGGCTGCTGCGCTTCCGGATTCTCATGCGGCACCGGCTCGTCGCCGGAACGCTGCTCCTGGCGCCGCTCAGGCTGACGGGCCGGTTCATCCACCACAACGCCGGGGTCGCCCAGGAAGTCGTCGATCATCGAATCGACCCTCGCAACCTCGCCGGTCTCGACCGGCACGCCGACCGGGGCGGAAGAAGTCTCGGCAGCGGGCTGGACGGTTTCATCAGGCATGAGAAATCCTCATCAGCGTTTTCCGGGCGTTCTCGGACTTGATCTTCTGCGGCGCGGACGTGTCCACGCAGCCGTGCTCTTTGACGATCCGCCTGGTCTCGGAGTACGAGTGCGAAATCAGCATCCCGTCGTCGCGGTACGTGCGATTCGGGAACTTGCGGCGGAACTCATCGACTTGGTTGGCGGTGGTCGAGAACGCCCAGAGCTCTTGCCCGGACTCCGCGTTCTCAGACTTGATGGTGCGCGCCGTCGATTGGAAGTCGAACATCGCAACCCGTCCGTCTTCGAGCGTCACAACGTCCGGCCTGTCGCCCATTGGGTAGCGCAGTTCGACCACCTCGCCGGTCGGCGAGCCGTCGTCGTCAATGATCTGGAAGTCGTACGCCGCCACTCCAGAAGCCTCTCGCGTTCACCACCGCAAGTTGCTTCACCGACCCCGCACCGACGCCAAAGTATTCCCGGCTACCGCCGTGTTGTCAAACGAGGGGGACCGGTTGCCGGTTTCCGACGCCCCCCGGATCGCCGAAGACCCAGGGGTACCCGGCTTCCGACTCGGGCCTTCCGCACCGCCGCCACCGCCGCCGGGCTGCTCGGCGTACGCCGACATTTTCGCCACCGCAAGGGCCAGCGCGTTGTGGTCCGGGATCAGTTCGTCGATATCGACAGGATCAACCAACCCCTCGGACGTGAGCCGGAGCCACGCCGAAAGGTCAAACCCGTCACCGAACGCCTGCTTGATCTGCATCCCGATGGGGACCGGGCCGGACGCCCATTCCATCAGCCGCTTGGTCCTGGCCTGCTCATTGACCCGCCGCATCGAGCCCCGGCGGACCTCAAGGTTCGCGTCGTGCAGCCCGTACAGGTCCATCTGCCCCGCCGTCACGACGTAGGCCATCTCGACCCCGCCGACCTTCAACTTCACCTCGTCGTTCAGCATCGGGTCGCGGAACTCGTACCAGCAGAACTTCTCCAGCACCCGGTCGGTGTGCTCGTAAATCCGCTTCTCCATCCCGTCCATCAGCACGTTCAGCCGCGACGCCACCTCTTCCGCCTCGGTCGCCGTGGTGTCGCCGGACTTCTTCTGGATGCCGCTGGCCGAGAGAAGCCCCGACCCCGACATCTGACCGTACATCTGCAGGTGCATGGCCAGGCTCTGGTGCGCCCGGTCCGTCGAACCGCCGCGCTGAATCTGCTTGTACGCGGTCTCGTCCTCCACCGCGATCATGTCGAGGTGCTTGGCCGACTGCATCGCCGACTTTTCATCGGGGTTCACGCTGTCCCTGTGGATGATCAGGTCAGCCGCGGTCTGGTCGCTTTCGATGATGTGCCGCGACAGATCGCCGATCATCTGCGCCATGTCGCGCAGCATCACCGCCGGGGCCGCGTAGTACGGGGTGTCCTGAATCCGGTTGAAACCGTACACCTCGTACGGACCGGAATGCGGGCCGTCCCACTCGCGGGGCTCGCGGATCAGCAGCCGTTCGCTCGCGTCGCCGATGGACGTGAATCCGTCGGGCGTCCCCGCCACCGTGAGCGTCAGCGCCTCGCGTGAGAGCACGCCGGGCGGGACCCACACGTCGATCAGATCGTGGAACTCCACGAACGGGTCGATGTCGCCGAACTGCCCGATCATCTTCCGGTCGGGCCGCTCGGCGAGTTTGGGGAGCCGGTCGATCTCGCTGGGCGTCAGCACACCGGCCAGCCGGTCCGTCGTGGTCCGGTACCGCTCGCACTCCCACTCCGCCTCGCAGCGGTCGCGGGCCTGCCGCGAAATGCAGTAATCCGAAGGGGAAACCCGGCAGATGTACCGCTGCCCCGGCTCGATCCGGCTGCCGAACCACTCGAAGTCATACCCCGCCCCGTACTCGCCGATCTTCATCACCCCCATGCCCATCACCGCGTCTTTGAAGCACATGCGCTCCTCTTCGATGAACCGCATGTCGTGGAGGCGCTTCTGCGCGTGGGCCGCGACGATCTGCCCGAACCGCCGGTACGAGGGCAAAAACCTCGGCTTGATCTGCACCACCGGGTCGGTCGCAAGCAGATTCGCTTCCAGCGAAGCGATCGTCTGGTGAATCACGTTGACCGGGGCGGAACTCGCCGGCGTGTAGTTCGGGCCGGCCTCGGTCCCGTAGGGCCACACGTGCAGGTCCGCCAGCGGGCCGGACCACAGACGCCGCACGTTGTAATACTCGGCCAGCATCCGGCGACGCCGCTCGTCTTTCCACGACTGGGTGATCGACTCAAGCAGCCGACGCGTCGTGCGCGAGAAGTCGCCGGTCTGAACCCCGCGCAGGTCGTCGGTCCGCGCGGACGCGAAGACAGCCGGTGCCTGACCCATCATCCCGGCTCCGGTGTCCATCGTCGTCATGCTCGCACCGTCCTCCATCTCGGACGCTTCGACAGTTCCTCTTCACGCCGGGTTGCCTTGAGCCGGCCCGCGAACGATAGAACCGGATCGGACGGCCCGTCGTCAACCCGCGACAATCGTACCGTCTTGGGCGACTCGCACACCATCAACCAGCACCCCGCGCCAGCAATCACCCGGTCCCCGTGGGCCTCCCGCGCCCCGGTCGTCATGTCGGCCTTCTCCGCCTGGGCCACCTTCCCGTCTTCCAGCACGATGAACGTCGCCGCCTCGTCGATCAGCGCGGTAGACCGAATCGTTAGTCGGCCCGAGGACCACGCATCGGCGAAGTTGTCGATCAGCACCGGCTTTTTGTGCCCGGTCGCTGTCCACCCGAGCCTTTGCGTCAGCGGGTCCGCCCCGGCCCGCCCGGTCAGCCGCGCCCGGTAGCAGTTGGGGTATTTCAGGCGCTTGGCCAGAATCTCCGTCACGTTCCCGCCCATCCCGTTGTTCTCCCAACCCACCAGCGGGTACCTCGGACCGCCGAACCACAGCGCCGCGGCGCACAGAATCCGCCCCGCGTCTCGCGACCCGTACCGGCTGGAACACCACTCCCCCACCTGTTCGCCCGTGTCCGCGTCCATCACCACAATCGCCGAGTTCGCCGAGCGCCGCCCGTCGCCGGGGTCGCAGAACATCGCGTAGAACCGGTCCTGGGGCGGCCTCATGTTCCCGTTTGCGTCGGGCTCAAGGTCGCACCACAGCATCCACTCCCCGCTCTTGCGGTGCACGTCCTCGTCCCACCGGATCAAATGCGTCTGCCGCCGCATCAGCCTCTCATCGGCCTCGGCCAGTTCCTCGGGCTCGCTGGTGGGCGACTGCGTGTTCCCGTTCCCGCCGCTGTTGGCAAACTCGATGGTCCCCACGTGGGTCGGCTTGAGCGCCTCCACCCGTGCCCGCCGCAGCATCTCCGGGCTGAACACCATGTCGCCCGCCCGGCCCTCGTTCATCGCCACTTCCTGGGCGTACATCCGGGGGTTGCACGAGGCCCTTTCCTTCTTCTCCCACGGAGAAGTCACGTACACCTCGAACTCGTCGTTGGGAAGGTCCTTTCTCCCCAGCCCCTTCTCGGGGTGCTCGTACCACGGCATCCGCAACTGGATGTACGCCGGGCTTGTCCTCAGCGCCGCGAAATAAGACCCGGCTTTTGCTGTGGACAGCATCGTCGTCGGGCCGTTGGCCCGGACCGCCATCTCAATGCTGTCCAAAATATCCACCGCGGCGGCCTCGTCGATCCGCACCAGATCGTTCCGACCACCACGACCGAAGTTCGGGTTCGTCGCCTCCCCGCTGATCTTGCCCTTCGTCGCCGGGTTGTAGAACAGCCGCTCATTGCACTTGATTGGTTCAGGCGTAAGAAACGTCGGCAGCCGCCCGATGGCGAACTCGAACTTGGCGAACACCGTGTCGTTGTCGCCCACCTTCCACAGCAGTTCTTCCTTCCGGCTCCCCCACAGAATCTGCCGGTCCTCGAACAGCGTGAAGTGAAACAGGTCGTACGCGATCAGCAGCCACGTCCACCCCATCTCGCGGCTCTTGACCACCCGCACGTTCTTGCCGTTTTTCCAAGCCTCGTGCAGTTGCAGGATCGCCCGGTCCTGACATGGCCACGTCACCAGCGGCCTTCGCCGGAACTCGCTTGGTCTCCGCTCCCCGTCCGCCGTGAACTCGTGAATCCGCAGCGTATCGACAAACAGATTCACAAACAGGATCGGCGACTGCCGGCACAGCGTCAGCAGTCCCGACGCGAACCCCGGGTCCTCGTCCGCCCGCTCCTTGATCCTCTTGCGCCACTCAAGGTTCTTCACCACGTCCTTCGGGATCGTCATCCCCGACCGCGGGTCCCGGTAGCAGTCGGACGGATACTTCAGCGGGGCCGCCAGGTGCGCCAGCGGGCAGTCCGGCTCCGGCGTCCACAGCCTCTCCTGTTCCGGCGAGGGCAGCAGCGACACGACGCGCCTGCTCGGGGTCGTCGAACGTGACCTTTCGGATTTCGGTTCGGTTGACATTGATCTCACTCTTGGTCATCTCGGGGTGCAGCAGCAGCCGCAGCGCGTCGGTCGTCGCGCGGACCTTCACCGCGGGCTCCACCGTCTCGTCCTTGTGCAGGTCCATCAAAAACATGACCAGTTCGTCGATCCGGTCGGCGTGCTTCTCCCTGATTTCCTTGATGAACTCTCTCTGCCTTTTGTTCATTTTCGACATGCTCACAAAGCTGCACGGACCTTCCAATCCTTTGCCCTTGATCCCGAGCTCCCGCATCTCACGCGCCTGAGCAAGCCACTTGACGCGGGCCAGCCTCAGAACCTCCAACTGCTTCGGCGTCCGCTTCGCGTCAACCCGCGTCCACCTCAAACCCGGCGGCTTCCGAAAATACATCGGGTGCGGCTTCATCCGCCCGCTGATCGGATCACGCTGCATCGGCTGGCGGGTGCGGGGGCACACAAAGTCCACCGTCGGGTCGTTCTTTGGAAGCCTCCCGCTCGTCCGGTTGGAGCGATTGCGCCTCATCGCCGCTCACCTCCACCCCGCGATCATCGCGCGGGCCCGCGTCGGGACCGCGCCGCAGCGCGGGCCGCTCAGCACCCCGACCCCGCGCGAAACACCCTTGTTCGTCAGCACGAAGTTCTCAACCCTGCTCCCGGTGGCCAGACGGTACACGGGCTCGTACCGGTCGTGGTCGCCGGGGAGCGGGAGAGCGTCGCCGCCCTCACCGTCGTCCACCACCGCCATCTCCCCGTTGGTGTTCCCGTAGATCAGGCACCGGTCGTAGAACCGGCCAGCCGGGCGCGACCCGTCCCATTCGCTGTCGTTCAGCCCGACCGTCGTGTTGTTCGTGATCGTCGAACCAACAACCGTGATCGAACCGGCGGTCGTCAACTGGATGCCGACGCCGGAGTTACCGGTGACCACGCAGTTGTTCAGGACCACACCGCCAGACGTGTTCACCTGCACGCCGCCCGCGTTGTTTCCCATCATCACACAACCATCAAGAAGCGACGAGCAGTTCTTTCCGGGCGTGTTCTGCAAAAACCCGACCCCAGTGACCTGGCCCTCAAGAACGCAGTTCACCAGCCGCGCGCTGAACACGTTCCCGTTCGTGCCTGGCCTGCCCATCACGCACGCGTTCCCGCTCGCCGCGCCGCTCCCGTCCCCAACACGGCAGTTGATCATCTCAAACCCGTACAACGAAACGTCGTTCGCCTGGCCGGTCCACCACGAGAGCGGGTTGTGCCGCGCACGCTTCGCGATCACGTTCCGGAACCGGAACCGGTACGTCCCCGTGGTCGTGTTCGTCCCGCCAGTTCCGGGGGCGGCCTCTCCGGTCGGGCTCGCGCACCCGTACGAGCCCGTGGAAGAACTCGTGCTCGCCCCGTCCAGAACCATGTTCGCCACCTCAACATGACTCTGGATCGGCTTGAACGTCAGCATCGTCGCGGTCGTCGCCCCGAACCCGGAACACGTCACGGTCGGGAAGCAGCCCTCCACCAGTTCACCCGCGGAGTTACAGCCCGTCACAACCTTCCACAGCGAAGAAGAACCCGTCGGGAAGTCCGCGATGATCTGGTTGATCTGTGTCCCGGTCGCTCCGCTGGGCACGATCACGTACTGGTCGTCCAGCGCGGACCGGATCACCCGCAACTCGTCCCAATCGCTCTGCAACATCGCATACCCAAGGTTGCGCGCCGTCGCCACCGTCGATCCGCTCCCGGACGACATGCCGCCGACGGTCGCAAACGACACAACACGCGACACCGCTCAATACCTCCGCACAAAGGCGTTCATGCTCGTCACGTTCGACCCGTCCGCCACAAACAGCAGTTCCAAATCCGCGCCCGGGGCCACGATCTCGATGAAACCCTGAAGATCATTCCCAGGGCTCGTGTACCGAATCCCACCCGACGTGATCGGGTACGGGCTCGCCGTCTCCTGCGTCAGCGTCTCGGCACACCGCAGCGTCACACCCGTCCCGGTCGAACTCCCGTTGAACAAGGTACTCCGCGTTCCGCCCCCAAGAGCCACCGTGTAGTCCGCGATGAAGTTCCGCGTGTACCCCACCACACCATCACGCCCGGACGGAGCCTTGTCCGCGTTGCTCTCGCGGTAAAAAATCTTCAGCGAATACGTCCCGCCGTCACTCCCAACGCCCACCGGCTCGATCAGGAAAGTATTCCACCCCTCGATCGGCACCACCACCGCGTTCGCGTTCCCGCTTTCCGCGGCGGAATAGCCCATCCATTCCGTGTTCGCCGGGTCCGTCGAACCAGTCAGCATGACGGGAGAAACCAGCCGCTTCACGTCGCGCGGCGTCCCAATCGTCACCCGGTTGCCGGGGTCCACTCCGTAGTCCATCGCGGCCACTCGCTTTCAACACCACCGCGACAGGTCCACCCATCATACCCGCGTCCTACACCCCGCCCGCGATCTGACGCAGCAACTGCAACGCCAAAGGAGCCACCGCCTCACCCGTCTTCTGCAACGCCTCCACCTGCGCCTTGAAGTCCGCCGAGTTCGCCCTGATCTGCTCGATCAACGCCGGGCTCACGCTCTTGGCCCACTCCGTCGCCGAGTTCGCCGTGTTGTCGATCTCCAAACCCTCAACCGTGATCTCGTCGTCGCCCTGCGGGTTCACCCAGGCCCGCAACTTTTCCGCCTTCAACGTCCCCGGAACCATGATCGTCCCGAACGACGGGTTGAACGCCGTCGCCTGAGAACCGGGGTTCGTCGCCGAGAACGCCTCCGGCGTCGATGAAATAGCCGACAACGGGTAGTTCGCCCCGCTCTGCGCCTTCCCAGGTTTCACCTCCGTCACGTTCGGCAAACCGCCACCGGCCTCCACGCCCCTCTCCGAAGTGCTGAGGCTCTGCCGCGAACCCACCGTGCAGCCGCCGAGAACGCACGCGGTCACGCACACGATAAAACGCATCGTCCATTCCGTCATCGCCGCCCCTCCCAGCTCACAGCCCGTCAATGTACGTCAGGTCGTTCAGCCGAACATCACCGATCACCTCGCCGCCCTCCACCGAAAAACCATTGTCCGCGAACACCACCAGCGGCCTGATGAAAAACCGCGGGGCAACCGTCTCCTTCGTGCTGTCCATCCCCGTCACCAGCCCGTACACACGCGCCGAGCCGTTCCCGTTGAAATCATCCAGATTCGCCTGAACAAAGTCGCCGATCTTCATGGCTTCACCCCCACCTGCTCGCTGCTCTTGTCGTTGTCACGCGCAAACAGCAGGCCGATCTGCGAAATCACCACGGGGACGATCATCCACCACTCGGCCACCGTCTTCGGGTCCTCGTCAAACTGGGCCTGAAACGCCATCATCAGCAACCCCACAATCCCCGCAACGCCCGCCGCCGTCGTCTTCCACGAACCACTCGGCATCCGCACCTTCGGCATCGTCATCACGGCCTCCTTCCACACCGCATCCCGGATTCAGCGTAGCACCGCCAAAGACACCACGCAATCACGACGATGCACGCATCAGAGATTCCACATCCGGCGCAGATCATGTCCCGGATTCTACGCCGTACGACGCAATGCGTCCCGGATTCAACCAGAGAATGGGTGTGTTTGGGTTTTGTTCTCTGCGTCGATGGGCGCACGGCGCGAGGGCGTGAGAATACACCGCTCCCGAGGCGGATTCACGAAGCCCAGCGCCGTAGGGGGGTATGCCGCCCAGCCCGCGCCGCCCGCAGCGGGCTGCCCATTGAGCGCCCATTGATCGCCAGCTGAGCGCCGCACGGTGCACGCCGCACGGTGCACGCCGCACGCCGCACGCCGCACGCCGCACGCCGCACGCCGCACGCCGCACGCCGCTGCGACTGAGACTCAGTCTCAACTACGCCAAGAGACGGGCGGCGAGGGTTGCGCGGCGTGCGGTGCCAGATGCAACGCTGTTGCAGTTGCAACTGAGTTGCATTTAGGCCTTAGCCTCACGGCCACGGGTGCGGCGTCGTAGGGATTGGGGTTGGCCAGGGGGAGGGTAGAAGGCTGTTTCCTCCCCCATAGACACCGCCTATCGCGCCCATAGACACCGCCTATCGGTTCGGGTTTTGTTTATAGCCACGGTAGGGAAACCACCCCAACAATCCTTGGAAAAATCCTCAAGTCTGGTTTGCACACCGCCCGATTGTGTTGTATGATGAACCACACCCCCTTTGGAGACCCCGCAATGTTCTGCACCATGACAGACAACACGCTTGGCATCGGTTCCGACTTCGCCGCCGCAGTCGCTGGCCCGTACCGCTACACCGGCACCGTGACAATCGCCAAAGCGGGCGAATGCAAAACCATGCCGTTCCGATCCGCGATGGCAACGGGCGACCTCACGCAGCTCGCCATCGAACACGCCGCAAAGCGCGAAGGCGCCCGCGTCGTTTCGTTCACTTGGCAATCACTTTGACCCCCATCGGCACGCGCCGATCAACCCCCAACAGGAGACACCACAATGAGCATCGAGAACTTCAACGCCGCAGAATGGCTGGCCACTGTCACGAGCTGCGGGTACCACGTCCGCGCGGCCGGATGCGTTGTGACCATCAGCCGGAACTTCACACCCGGCGACATGTCCGCGTTCACCGACTGCGACATGGTCGGCCCGTCGTTCCTGGATCGGCTGCCAACGACTTCACCGGGTTCCACCTGGGGGACCGACGGGGGATCGGTCGGCGGATACAGCGCCGTCAAGCACGGTTGCTACACCCTGAACCGCTCGGGAATCAGTAAGCGCGTCGTCTCCCAACTGGCGAAGTTGCTCCACGCCGGCGCCGTCCGCGAGTACCGCGCGCACGTCCCCGCCTGATCGACCCTCCCCCGACCGCCCCACGGGGCGGAAGGGGATTGGCCGAACGTCTCGACCAACAAACCGCCCCCGCACGGCGCGAACCGTCGGGGGCCTGGACACCCACAGGAGACACCAATGAGAATCAACCAGCAGCGTAGCACCAGCGAAAACAATCGTCGCGATTGGTCTTTGGGTCTGTACCCCGAAACCGAACACGAAACCGCAAAGGCTTACGGCGATCGCGCCGCACTCGCCCAGGCCCTCCCCACCCTCAACCCCACCGCCACGCCGCAGCAGCATGCCAGCGCCGCGGCGCGGATCGTCGCGGACATGGACGCAGAAGGCGATATCGCCCGCCGCCCCAAGATCGGCAACGTGTATTGACCACCCCGCGCCGCGCGCCCTCGAGCGAGAGGGTGCCGGACGCGCGGCCGTCAATCCCGGCGCCCCGCAATGGAGACACAGACAATGGCCACTCGTTCAAACATCATCATCCGCGGCGGTCAATTCAAGTGCTATCTGTACCGCCACTACGACGGATACCCCGCCGAAACCGGCGCTCACCTGCTCGAAACCATGAATGCCGCCCGCTTGCTCGGGCAGAACAACAACAGGCCCGACGACCGCGCGGTTTCGCTGGTAAATCGGCTTCTCCGTTCAACAGCCGACGATCCGGGGTACGACGGCAAGCCCAGTTACCACTACGAAATCACCGACGAAATCCACGGAGACATTGAGCACCTGTACATCGTCCGCATGGCCAACCCCTTCGGAATCCAAATCTTGCATGCGCAAATCGGCATCGGCATCGGCGACGACAGGGACGAGGCCGCGATTATCGCCGAATCTGTGCCGTATACCCCGGCGGAGTTTGCAGACATGGTGAACCGCGAACGCGCCGATATCACGGCACGCATGCGCGCCCGAGGGTACAAGGGCGAATTGTTGCCCATCGCGCTGGCCTGACACCCCTCCCCACCCATCCGCTCGCCCGGATGGTTGGGCTTTGCATCGCCAGCCCCACCCCCAACCCAGGAGACACCATGCCAAAGATCACCGTGAAAATGCGGGTTCGCCCCGCCGAGCGCCATGCAGGCGGATGGTCCATCGAGTACGGGCCGCGCGGGTTCACCTACGACAAGGTTTTCACCTTCGATTCTTTCGATGCCATGGCGCAAAGCCTGATGGAGACCGCCGTGTTTTTTACCGGCGATCCGAGGGCATCCAACTGGCCCGGCGTCGAGGTTTCCGCTGAACCGGCGAGCGCCCGCAAGCCGAACGGGTGGGACGCCAACCGCTCAAAGACCGTGGCCCGCGTGCAGATTGTCGGCGCGGCCGCCTGACCCAACCCCCACCCAGGAGACACCATGACGACTCAGACTCAGCCGAAACACACGCCCGGCCCGTGGAAAGCCGAAGGCAAGCAGATCGAACCGACCAGGGGCCATCGCGTCGAATACGTTTTATCCACCAACGAGGACGGGGTGATTGCCCAGGTTTGGACGCCTTCGGACGCCAACACCGACAAGCGAGCCGCCAACGCCCGCCTCATCGCCGCCGCGCCGGACCTGCTGGCCTTCGCCCGCGAGTGTGCCCGCGCCGATTCCGACTGCGGGGAAGGCATCCGCAACGCCGCCCGCGCCGCCATCGCCAAAGCCGAAGGGGGTGGGGCGTGAGAATCTACACCGACCTAGCAAGTAGCGCTGTCTACTGCGCCGAAACGGGTTTCATGCTGGCCGAATCGCCGGACGCTCGCAATCGCGTGCAAGAGTGGCGTAAAGGCTTGGCGACAAAGCCGGACGCGGCAAAAATCATCGCGGCAGGAGACTGCTACCGCGGCGTGGCCGTTCAATGTGGCTGGAAACTCCGCAACCAAGCCGAATACGCCATCGCCAAAGCCGAAGGCCGCGAGCCCTGATCCGATGTCTCTTGACCCCGCCACCGGTGCGTAGCCGGCGTGCGGGGTTTTGCGTTGATTGACCCACCCCACCCCCAACGGAGAGCCCGAATGCTGGAAACCGCCCAATGGTATTGGGGCGTTATCGCCGCCGCGTCCATCGTTGTCCTGGTCACATGGGCCGCGACCCGTCACCCCAAGATGAGGGACGGAGGCGACCGTGACGACTAAGCCGATGGACTGTCGGGAATGCCAAGCCGAGACGCCGCACGATTACTTGGGGGTCTCTCACCCGATCCGGGAAACCCTCGGGGGAGCGGTCAGTGTTCGGGAGTACTGGGAGTGCCGGGCCTGCGGTTCCGAGCATTGGCGCGAACAGGACCCCCCCGTGGAGGACTACGACAGGACGCGCGACGATGAAATCTTCTACGCCCGTGAACCCAAATAAAAACCAACCACCACCCGACGAAGCCCAGGCTTTCCGCCGCCTCGCCGACCGCCTAGAATCGATTGCCGACCGCCTGAGGGCCAGGGCCGACGAGCTCGACGAGGACCGCTTCGACGAGCAGGATCGCCTCTGGGCCGAACGGAAGGCCGCACAGAGGCCCTAAGCCCGAATCAACCCAGCTCTGTTTCCACTCCCGCGAGTGGGCCTCACAAGCCCACCGCGGGAGTTTTCTTTCGGGCCACATCATCCCGCTCTCTCACACCCCCGTCCGCACCAAGCCCACTAAGCCCACTAAACCCACAACCCCGGGCCCAAAACTCGGCGCGCAATGCTCCCACCACTTATTCTCTCTTTTTCTTTTTCCAGAACATCCCGCAATGAGTCTGCCACCATTCCGACCACACGCAAGGGGAATCGACGAAAATGGAGCCAGATTTTTCAGATTTTTTTTGACCCTAACAGCCGCACCAGCCGTGGCCGAATCACCCCGTCCGTTGCCAACCTCTGTTCCCGCGCTGTGTCTCCACTGAAATCCCATTGTTGTACCCTTATTCTCTCAAAACACCCTAGACTCTTTGAGCCCAAATAAGTGGAGCAGTGGAGACACCACTGCTCCAACCCCCCAAAAAGTGCCGTAGGAGTGTAAAAACAAAGGTGGACCCAAATCGGTGGGTCCACTTACGCCCTTTGGTGGGGCCACTTATCTGGAGCAAACACACCGTGGGTCCACTTACGCGACGACCAAAAACACCCCAAAACGACAAACAGCCGTTTGAACGGCTGTTTCGCGCGGTGGGTCCACTTCCGTAAGTGGACCCACCGTTTTCGATTTCCGCCTCAGATCGGCAGCCCATCGTCAGAGTCTTGTTCGGTTTCCTCGTTGAAACCACCCGAACAAGATTCTTGATCATTGCCGCCCTCTTCAACCACGGCGAGCGGCATGCAGAAGCCCGGCTTTTCAAGAATCCACTTGACCGGGCTCCCATCGGGGGACCATCTCCACCCACGCCGCACGTTCTGGCGGCTTTCTCGGCCGCCCAGCGTCTTTGGCCTGGACTTCTTCAGGCTCTTGAGCAGCCCGGTACCCAGCAGACCGGAAATCCAACCCCCCACCTGCCGCGGGCCCATATCGGACCCGATCAACTCCGCCCCGTGGAGAATCGCAACCATCGCCGCCGCGGGAATGTGGACCGAATCATTGGGCTTCCGTCCGGCCGCCACGATCGCGGCGACAATCTCGTCCGCCACGTCGTTCGCGCTGGCCACGTCGTCGTCCACGCCCTCCCGTCGCCTGGCGACTTCCGACGCAACCTGGTCAATCGTCGGCACCTCCCCCTGGAACAAAGACCGGAACGGCGCAAGGCTCCCGCAAGCCCACGAGGCCGCCGCCAGCGGCCCGTCCTGCCACCGGGCCCAGCGGTCCCGGTTCGACTCCGAGGCGAGCGGCAAACGCCCCTGTAGCCCCGCGGCGTCACGCAGAATCCGCAGGCACGCCGAGACAATCGACGCGCGGCGGGTTTCGATATGGTCCGCGATCCACGAGGCGAACCCCGCGTCCTGCCACTTGGACGCACCCACCCGGATCACGACCGAACGGGCCGCAAGGTCCGCCGAGAGCCGGGGATCGTTGGCCGTGATAAGGGTGAGCAGCCGGTTGGGGCGGGTGGTGTGCCCCACGTACATCCGGTGCCCCTCGATGACCGGCGAGGTCAGCAGGGCGTCGAGTTTGTCCAGGTCAAGCCGTCCCTTGATGTTGTCGATCAGCACCGCCCGGCCCGCCATCGCCTGTTCCGAGAGCATCCGCCCCATAGCCTTGTCCCAGTCGTCTTTCGGGTTGAGCTGGATCGACAGCCCCCAGATGTTGGCCGCGATCATCGCCGTCGAGGTCTTGCCCACCCCCCGCCCGTGGGTGGACGTGTAGAGCATGGCGGGGCGAGCCCCGGGAGCGCCGCCCCATCCCCCGGTCAGCAGCGCCGCCAGCATCAGCACCCGGTCGATGTCGGTCTCCGCGTTAAGACGCCCGACGATGGACGCCAGGGCCTCAAACCCATCATCCGGGAGCCGGCACGGGGCGTACCACAGGCCCTCGACCATCGGCTCATGGGGCAGCAGCTCGACCGAGGCGTAGCCCCGGAACGGGTGCTGTGTCACGTAGGCCATCAGTTCGCCTTTGGTCAGGGCCGTCCGAGCCGACTTGTTCGCTGATCGGACCTCTTTTCGGACCCAGTGCACGTCGGCCACGTGGTTGATCCACGCGAACAAATCGTCCACCGAGGCGATGTAGTGGACCGAAGAAGCCTCCGGGAGTTCCCCGTCGCGCGGCTTGCGGGAGGGGACGAACAGCTGCCCGCCGGCGACCCGCGGCCAACCCCCCGTCATCTCGTACAGGTCCGACGCAAGGCGTTCCGCCGGCACGTGCCGGTGCCACGACTTTTCTTCATCGCCCCCGCCCCGCATATGGATGCAGTTGGCCAGCAGTGCCTTTTCCCCGGACGTTTCAAGAATCCAGTCCGACCCGTACCGCACCAGTACAGATTCCTCAGCCGCACGTCCAACCGGCTCAATCGCCCCTGAAGTCGCAGGACCCGTCCCGGCCACCATGCCATCCGGAACCGCCGACCACCCAGGGGGCATATCCACTTCCGGGGGCTTTGCGGGGGTCCGGGGTTGACCGTAGGCCGATTCAATAGTGGACCCGATTTCGTCCGGCTCCAAACCGCACGACGCGGCGGCACGCCCCAGCCGATCCCACGCCTCGTCCACCGAGTACCCGCACCCGCACAGGTCGCACGCGGCCCGGAACAGCCGCGCGTTCCGCTCGCCCTCGGCTGCTCCGTGCGCGATGAACTCCAGCGTCGCGTACGCCAGCGGGCGCTTTTCGCCCGAAAGAAGCCCTCTTTCATGCAGCGTCGCCGATTCCACGCCCTTGCTCATCGGCGGGGGCAGCACGGATTCAATGTCTTCCAGCCGCACCCGCCCCGTCCCCGCGTCCGCGGCGTACCGCAGTTCCGCCACCACATGCGGCGTGCGCTTCACGTTCATCGTCCCCGGCATCCGCATCACCCTTGGCGCGTCGTGGATCGACGGATCGGAGCCCAGCGCCGCGATCAGCCGGCGTTGCACCACCGACCACGCGGCTATGTCTGTCATCGGCTCGGCCAGACGCCACCACACCTGGAACCCGTGCCCGGAGAACACCACCGCCGTCGGCTCGGGCAGCCCGGCGTCTCGCACCCTTTTCTCGACCGCCTTTTCGTTGACCTCGTCGTCGATGTCCACAAACACGCAGCGGGCCATCGCCACGTCTTCGGCTTTGCCGCCGTGCCCGGTCCGGGGGTTGGCCCCGAAATACACGTTCTGGTCCGCCGCGGCCTCGATCTCCCCCCACTGGTCGATGACCTTGAAGTACGAATCCGCCCACGCCCGGCGTTTGGACGGGAACATCCTGATTTCGATGATGTCGGTCGGCTCGAACACCGCCGCGAAGAACCGCTCAGCCGATTGAACCGCCTTCGTCATTTTCCGCCTCCGATGAACAGTTCTTCGCTTGTGGTTCGTAGCGCGTATTCGATGCGTGCCCGCGACATCTCAGCGTACTCCGGATTCAGTTCGATCCCGACGTAGTTTCGCCCGTTCTTGACGGCGACCACGCCGCAGGTTCCGGACCCGTTGAACGGGTCGAGAACGGTTCCGCCAGCGGGACACCCTGCGAGAACGCACGGCTCGGCCAAGTCGGGAGGGAACACCGCGAAGTGGGCACCCTTGAAAGGCTTAGGCGTGATCGTCCAGACGGAGCGGCGGTTGCGGGTTGGGTATGTCTTTCCTTCTGGGATCGCAGAGAATCCGCCGCGCGTGTCGCTCCCCCATTGCCCAACAAACTTGTAATCGTTGCGTTTGTTGCGGCCACGCAGTGATTCAGGATCGACGCTCGGCTCCTTCACCACCTCCGCGTCGTAGTAGTACCGCTGCGACTTCGCCAACAGGAAGACGTATTCGTGCGCCTTCGTGCAACGGTCAGTCACGGATTCGGGCATCGGGTTGGGCTTGTGCCAGATGATGTCCTGCCGCAGATACCACCCGTCCGCTTGCAGAGCGAAGGCGACGCGCCAGGGGATGCCTACGAGGTCTTTGGGTTTGAGGCCGTCCGCAAGACGAACGCCCGCAGAGTGGAACAATCCGGCGTTGGTGGCCTGCTTCTCGGTCTTGCCGCCGCTGCCGCTTGAGCCGTTATACGAATCCCCTAGATTCAACCAGAGCGTCCCATCATCTCGCAGCACGCGCCGCACTTCGCGGAACACCCGAACCATCTTGACGACGTATTCCTCCGGCGTCTTTTCGAGACCGAGTTGGTCATCGTGCCCGTAGTCGCGCAGGCCCCAGTACGGCGACGAGGTGACGCAGCAGTTGACGCTCCGGGATTTCAGCGTCGGAAGCACGTTCAGGCAATCGCCGCACCGCAGATCAACCTTCGGCCCCGATTCCTTCGTCATTCTCCGCCTCATCTTCCGTGATTGTGAGGTCCACACCGAGCGCCGCCAAGCACGCGTTCATCGCCTCGCGGGATGCTTTCTTGGTCCGCACCACGTCGAGCACCTGGAAATCAACCGTCTCCGACGCAAGAAGGTGATGATACGTCACGGGGACACCCTGCCCCATCCGGTGAATCCGGTCCCGAGACTGCTTGTACAACTCATACGACCACGGCAGCGTGTAGTAGACCGCGTGGTGCGCCGCGGTCATTGTGACCCCGTGCCCCACAGATTGTGGGTGGCACACCAAGACATCAAGATCGTGGGCCTGGAACGCACGCACCGACTCGGCAACCGGGTCGCCCCCGCCCACGAGCCTTCGGAAAGATTTTTTTCTGTCCGACAGCAGACCCGCGATCCTCGCAACGTCGTGCCGGAAATCCACCCAGACAACCACCTGGCGGTGCCCGATTTCGTCGAGCAAACCGTCGAGTTCATTCAGTTTGGACAAGCCGTACTCATTCGCCTCCCCGTCCGCGTACGCCCAGCCGCCGCAGAGCTGCCGCAGCTTGTGGACCGCGGCGCACGCCTTGACCTTGACTTCGCGGACAACAATGAATCGCCCCAGCTCGTCACGGTCTGAACCGCATCGTTTGACAAGCATCTTCAACTCGGCGACCACCCGGTCGTACGCCGCGAGTTCCGGCCCGCTGAGCCGCACGGCGCGGATCACGTCGGCCTGGGGAGGCAGGTCAAGGCAGTCCTCCTTGCGGAGAGTCCACGAAACAGACGCAACCAGTTTTCGGAACTCGGCTTCTTTCTCGGACTTGATGTCCCAGCCCTTGATGACCTTGCGCTGCTGGCCGCCCTTGACGCGGACCCACTCGACCCGCGGCGTGAACCAGCGGTACCAGAACTGGTACGGCGAGGCGTCGATCCAATCTGGGGCAATCGCCCTGAGCTGCGCCCATAGTTCGTGGTCCCCGTTCGGGGCCGGCGTACCCGAAAGGCAGTAGAACCTGTCGCACAGCGCCGCGTGCCGCAGGATCGCTCTGCACTGCACCGCGTCGGGGTTCTTCATCCGAGAAGACTCGTCGATCACGAGTTTGCGGTACCCGCAGCGGATGAAATCATCAACGTGCTTCGCGTACACGTCGAAGTTCACCACGACGATCCCGGACTTGACGCTCTCGATGATCCGCTTGCGTTCGCCCGGTTGTTTCTCCGCGATGGAGTGGATCGCCGTGAAGCCGAGCGCCGCCGCGTCGCGGAGCCACGCGTTCTCGACCACCGAAAGGGGGCAGACAACAACCCACTTGCCTTTCCCGAAGCGCCGGACACCCTCAAGCACGGTGATGGTCTTGCCGGCCCCGCAGTCAAAGAACAGCCCGTACCGCGGCACGGAGGCAACGATGCCCGCCCCCTTGTCCTGATGCTGGCGGAGTTGGATGGTCATTGAAAACCCCGCCGAGATGCGTAAGACCGCGGCGGGGGAGTTGAGGAGAAAGAATCG